ACAGTTATCACAATACCTGCAATCAACAAGGCATGGGCAACTGCACTGACACCAAATACGGTAATTGATCCAAGACTCATAGAAAAGATAATACACCACATCCATGCAAGGAATTGCATGACGACGTGTCTTGTCTGTAAGTCTGGAATATGTCTTAGTGGATTCAATTCGTGGTTCATAATACTATTCCACGAATTCACTACAAATGTTCTCATAGGAAATACTCCTTTTTCAAAAGTTACTTTTAGTGGATAGTTTGCATCAACAATATCTTTAAACTCGATAGCATCATACAAACTGTAGAAGGTCTCTACTACTTTTCTGTTACGAAAATACCCCGTTACTCTATACATAATAAAATAAGTTACTTGCTTCCTATATTATACTTTGGACAAAGTTCCCATTCATTCTTTTCTTTAAATGGAATAATCTTGATTTGCCTCATGGGTGCCAAAGGCTCTATTGATGTACTATCAATAGTTACCAAACCCCAATCACTCATCAGTTGCGCAATTGTATTACGACGTGCGACATCATTTTCTTCTAGATTAGATTTCTTTCCATCTAGTAGAAATAATTCTTTAAAATGTACAATGAAATATCTGCCTTGCTTGTGTAATATATGGCAAGACTGAAATAGTTTTTTATCTTTACGGGATGCAACACCAATGCGAGTCAGCGTCTCACGAACCTTCAAAAAATCATCTGGTTCGTTGAGTGTGACTTCAAGCATAGAACTTGGTGTCCATTCAACAATGTTATTTTCTTCCACCTTTATAAACCTTCTTTTTCAATTCATTAATCTGATCTGATGTGAGAAGGGTTAAGGCTTGCTTGGCTTTTTCATTAGTATAGCCATAATAATCTTTAACTACTTCCACGTCACTGACGGTCTCAGGTTTCATCCATTTTGAGAACCGCTTTTTCTTTCTTACTATATTTAGTAAAAAGTCAAATTGTAAACGGTTGTCAAGGTGGTGGTAACGATTGATCTCATTAGCCATTAGAACTGTATCATTGAAATAAGATAAAGATCTATTAACCATAAATGCATTGTATTGCTTTTCAGCAATATCATCAACCATTATATCCTTTTTAGTATAATTGATACTATTTAAATATTCAAAGGGATTCATATCCAACCCATCACTTTCGCATTACCAGTAATAATCATACAGCATGTAACGATATGTAGCAACACCCAAAATGTTCTTATGATAAGCATATACTTATCGTAAGGCTCCGTCTTATCATCTGAATAAGATCCAAGAGCGTACTGCCACAATTTTAGTAAACTCATCCAAACATCTCTACACCAGAATCATTCTCTTCATATGCAAGCATCATTTCTTTGAATAGAACTTCTTTGGTGAAGTCAACGGTGTCAACTTTGTTAAGATGTATGTTTCCATAGTATAGCTGAGGAACGGTTCTATGTCCACGTTCTTTCAGAAATTTTTTACTACTAAGATCTTCACTAACATTAACAATGTCATAATTCATACACCAGCTATCAAGTTTATCTTTCATGATAGTACAATAAGGACAATTGTTCTGGGTATACATTTTAATTGAATTCGACATTAGCCATAACCTCCGTAAGACATGCAACAACATTTAGTTCGTGGTCCGCAACAAATGCGTTCTTGTACTGATAGTCAGCAAGAATCAAAACCACTTGTGGAATAGAATGGGGAGCAATCTTATCTTGCATCCTATCATAGATACCGCGAAAGATTGCACTCGCATCAGTATCTATATTATCAACAACCCACTTTCGCATGCTCTTAAAGTTTTTATTTTTTAAATGATCAAATAAGTTCTCGAATGCTCGGTCACCCATATTGTCAAGTACATGACTATCAATACTGCCAGTAGCAATCCCGTACCGTTGTAATTCATTTAACACTCTCCTCCAATCTGGGTAGTACTTCATAATTAAGTCAGCTAGAGCTTGTGGCTCAGGTACAGTTATACCTTCATCCAATAAGATCTGTTGACAGCGAGTCATAAACTCACCACACATAGTAGGCTTATCACCAACATTAAACTCATACACACCACATCGAGAGTGTAGAGGTTCAATGATTCTATTCTTGAAGTTACAAGTAAGGATGAACCGACAGTTATTGGAAAACTCTTCGATGAATGCTCGTAGAGCTGGTTGCGTTGACTGCGGATTCAGATAATCTGCCTCATCAAGTATAACAACCTTGATTCCACCTTGCAATGAGACAGTGGACGCAAATTGCTTGATCTTGCCACGGAGTGTATCAATGTTACCTTCTTCAGATCCATTGATAATGATGTAATCAAGATCAAGCTCATTGCATATAGCTCTAGCTATAGTAGTTTTCCCAAGACCAGCAGAGCCAGTGAACAACATGTTAGGGAGTTCACCAGACTCTACTATTTTTTGGAAAGTTTGCTTGAGATCATTAGGAAGGATGGTCTCAGCTACGGTACGTGGACGGTATTTCTCCACCCATAAAAATTCATTAGACATTCACAGACCTCATAATAAAACATAATTATATAATAAATTTTTATAAAAGTAAACGGTTATTCTTCGCCGTCATCTTCCATAGCAGCCTCTTGCTGCATAGTCTCAACAACTGAGATCATTTGAATGGCTTGGTCACGAAGTTGACCAATAGTGGATAGTTCTTCACCTTTGAACCCACCACGTTGTGTAACAGCATCTACTACAGCAACTGTAGATCGTGATACCTGGCTCGCGAGCTTCATCAGCTCTTCTTTATTGTCATCTGACATATATTATACTCCAAATGTTGAGGATTTCTCTAATGCAATCCAATAACGTACGTTCATTTGTTTATGTTTGAATTCTGATATTAACTTAGATGAAATACTAACGTCATAATCACCAGGTAGCAATTTTAAGTTAGCTATATTAATCACAAAGTTAAAAACAGAATCCGCCGGAAACTCCCCACCAACTTCGATCGAGTAAGTGTTGGATGTTGAGTTAGCTTTATCCACTACGGATAATTCAAGTGCACCATCTTTACTAGAGATGGACATTTCTGTATGTCCCAGAGTAGCAGCTGCACGTTTAATCTTATTTAGAGTATCACTATCAAGAGTAAACTTAACATCTCCATCTGGCATGTTAATATCTTTTGTAGGGGTGGTTAGAGTTTCTTCAGGTGAGAAAAAGTACTTGATCTTAGATCGTCCTGTTGAATCACTTACTGTTACAAAGCTGTCATCAAACTTTAGATGAGGTTGATCCATCAAACCTAATACACCAATAAACTCGTTTAGGTCATAGATACCAAACTTATTAGGAAACTCTTCTGTAACAAATGCTGAGGCAACTACATTACGAGCATCACTAATTGTTTTGATATTATTACCTTGATTGACTAAAAGACTCTGGTTGATACCAGAGAAGTTCTTCAATACATCAATAGTATTTTCATTCAATTCCATAATAATCTCCGTGGACTTAATATAACCATTATTATACTACATTTCAACAATCTAGGCAACCATTTTACTGAAGTTTTTCTCTTTCTTAAACTCTAGCTTGTTATTAAACTTTCCATCAAGGATCTCTCCTTTATGTGAGATAACAAACACGTTTGTGTTATCATCAAGTGTGTATAAGATCTTCAATAGATTCTCGACACCATCATGATCTAGTGATGAGTCAAACGTCTCATCTAGAATCAATAAGTTAGTTGCAACCGAGTTCTTCATCTTGGCAATTTGTCTCCAAGTAAATAATAGCGCTAGATCAATACGCTGCTTCTCTCCTTCAGAGAATGAATCATATGTAAACTCATCACGGTGGCGTGAACGAATAGTTTCATTGAATGACTCATCTAAGTTGAAGTGTACAAAGAAATCAAGTACCTGAAGATACTTGTTGACAAAATTATTGATAGCAGGTAGATACTGCTTGATGATCTTAGTCTTGATACCAGTATCTCTCAACATCTCAGCAATCACTACATTATAGTTCAACTGTTCAGATAGATTAATCTTTGACTCAAGAAGTATGTTTCTACTCTTGCGGATATCTTCAAGATCCATCTTAGCATCATTCAAATCAGCATCAACGTCCTTTTCTAAGGACTGCTGGTAGCCTTGAATTTGGCTTTGGAGGCTAGAGATCTCCCGGTTGTTCTCACTGAGTTCAGATACTTTAGATCGAAGCGATTGAAGTACGCCGCTGGTCGACTCAATCTTTTCCTCCACCGTTTGGCCTTCTGAACCGATCTCACGGCGCTGTGATTGGAGTGACTTTGCTTCTGACTTCGCAGCTTCGAGAATGTCATGTTTATGCGAGTCTGAGATGGCTTGGTCGCATACGGAACATACCTCATTCTCCTCAAAAAACATGGCACGTTCCGCGACTTGCTTCGCCTTCGTTGAAATATCTTGACCTCTGAGCATAAGGGCTTGGCGTTGATCATGTAGAGTTGCCAACTCTTCCTCGGTGCCTCGTAGATCATCTTCGAGACCCACGCTAAGCTCCGAATTTGTAGCTTGTAGGACATTGATGTTATCCTGCGCTGCTGATATCCTAGATTCATATTCTTTCTTATTTTCTTCTGTTAAAGCTGTAATATCACGAATGTATTTTTCTTGTGTCTGTATCTTATTTTTTGATATATCTAGTTGATAGTTTGCATCTTTAATATTATCTTTAAGTGAACTTGTCTTCTCTTTCAATATAATATTCATCTTACTGAATACATTAATGTCAAGGAGATCTTCAATCACTTCACGTCTGTGGCCACTCTGTAACTGCATGAATGGAACAAATGATGATGATCCAAGAACAACTACTTGATGGAATGTTTTATGGTTTAATTTTAGAATGTTCTGCTCAAGAATCTTCTGATATTCTTTAGCATGAGAAGACTGGTTAATCATTGTACCATTCTTCCAGATCTCAAACTTATTTGGCTTGATACCTCGAATGATATGAAACTTTGCCTGGCCAATGCTAAACTCACACTCAACAATACATGCTTTATTATTAATAGAGTTTACTAATTGGTTCTTAGATATGTTGCGGTGTGCTTTACCAAACAATGCAAAAGATAATGCATCCAACATAGTTGATTTACCAGCGCCGTTATGGCCAACAATTAATGTTGACTTATTTGAGTTGAGTGCAATCTCTGTGAACCTGTCACCAGTAGATAAGAAGTTCTTAAAACGAACTACTTTAAATTCTATCATGCTACTTCCAATGCCTGTGCTTCTGTCATTAAGTCACGGACCTGATTCTTAATTTTATCTTTATCAAGATCAGTATCCACTGCATCTATGTAAGAGTCAACAATTGTTGACGTATCGTCAAACTCAATGCTATCATCTTCTACATTATTGCCAATAAACTCATCAAAGTTCTCAGCAATCTTTAGTTCGTAAATATTCTGATTCTGAATCCTATCCACAAACCGATCAAATACAAACTGATCCTTTCTGTTAATGACAACCAGCTTTACAAAGTGCTTATCATATTCAGAAAGATCGTCTATAGCATTATAGTCTATTTTGTCGTCATTGTAAAGCACTTTTTTGAATATTGTGTATGGATTTACAATCTTTTCTATTTCACGAGACTCAGTATCAACAATATGAAATCCTTTCTCATCATCACAGTCGTTCCAAAAGAACTCCATCTGTGATCCAAGATAGTATACATTGTCTCGTTTTGATCCAACATGAAAGTGGCCAGATAAGACCATTTCAAACTTCTTGAATAGTGATGCATCCATGCCATGGACATTCTTCACACCACGTAACATTTCAAAGCCTGTAAGTTCTAAGTGGCCGCCAAGCCAATCAGCTTTACAGTCATTGATAAACTTCATAGATGTATCATAGTTCTCTGCATTGATCCATGGCAGCATGGCCATACGTAGAGAACCATATTCCATCACACGAGGCTCCATAATAATATGGACTTCGTTCATGAAGTGGCCAAGTAGCTCTTTCAATGAGTTGAGATCGTTTGTATTCTTGTAGTATGTATCGTGGTTACCTGGAATGATATCCATAGTCATACCGCGGTCACGTAATACATTCAAGAAGTGTTTACGATTATGGTTAAGTGCTTTGAAGTTAACAAACTTGCGATGATCGTAATAATCACCGAGATGTACAATGTGTGTAATACCTTGCTTCTCACATTCTGGAAAGAATATGTTATCATAAAAGTCAGCTGCGTTATCTAAGAATACTTCAGCTGAGTTACGAATACCACAATGAGTATCGTTCAATATAGCTATTTTCATGTCATAAAGTCCACAAGATCTGAATCTGCAGATCGTCTACGTTTCTTTTTTTCTTCTTTTACATATTCCTTGACTTCCGTATCAATTGTTCGGACTTTATCGATACGATCTCGAAGAGTATCTACAAAAGCTCCAACAACTTGATGTGACATTTCATCACCAAGATCATTATCAATGAAGTTCTCCACACCAGCCTTGGCTAAGTATTTCATTTTTACGTCTTGTTGTTTCTTTTCTTTTGCGATACGTCTTAAAAAAGCAAACCATGTAATCTGAGTAAAGTATGCAAATGCATTAGGTTTACCAGTACGTGTAGCAGCTTCAATGTCATAGTTCTCAATAGCTTTGAGACAATTCTCAACAGCATCCATAACCATCTCTTCGCGATATGTATAGCGAATAAAATTGGATTTATGAGATAAACCCTCAGCGATTCGTAAGAAGCACTCTGCAATATAATTGGTTACAATAGGAAGCTGCTGTTGATTCTTTTTAGCTTCTTGAACTGTAGTGACATATTCTACCACTGCTTGAGAAAAATCTGCGTTGTTAACGTAATGTATACTTGCGCGTTTAGATTTTGCCATAATAAATTCCTTTCGCCTATATTATACTATATTCACACGAATAGTAAAAGGCTTAAATATTTATTTAATTTTAAAATATAACTGTTGACGGATTGGTAAATTGGGTGTATAATAACTTATCAGTTGGCGAAAATGGGACAAGGGTTAATGCATTGTCCCTTTAGGTTTGAACTGAATGATGTTTGGTGCATCCGAATCCAGTACATCTTCTTCTACCAAACCATCAGTGGATACTATGTCGTTGCTGTGTAACTTATGTTGCAGATAGTCTGTGATTTCATCATCACTCATACCTTCTATTTCGTTAAGTAATACATCAACATCTATGTTACGTTCCCGTTTAACCTTTTCTGCAGACTCTACTTCTTTGACAGCACGAGCGTAATGAACAACAAGAGTTTTTGATGGCAGTGATTCACATATGATATGTCCCACATTCATCACCACCAATTCTTTAAACTCATCTTGAAATGATAATAACGGTTTGAAGGAATAGTATCTGATATTATTTTCATAATCTTCAGATGTTAGGATTCTAAGAGCCTTACGAATTACAATTACTCCTCCATCCTCCGCGTCAGTATCTTCTACTACTTCACAGATAATCTCATCGTTATTTGTCATCTTAAATTGTTTTAAGTTCATAGATCTACCATTATTTTAGTATGTTTGAATTCCTCTTTTTGATATATCTTTAATCGTTCCCAAGAATGCATGAGCGAAAAGTTCTTTCGCTGCTTCCAGCTAATATCATCTGCAATATCATATAATACGGTCTCACGATCACTTTTTCTTAACCCTCTACCAATACTTTGCAACACTCTGATCTGAGATTTACTTGGAGAAGCAAATATAATGTTATGTAGGTTCTTAATATTTATCCCTGTAGAGAATGTACCCAAAGACGCTACAATAATAGCCGACCCTTGTTTTTCCACAATTCCTCGTATTGCTTCTCTGTCGGAGGTAGCGACATCACCAGATACAAAAAATACTTTACGACTTTCATTAGCTTTATCCCTTATTAAATTAAACAAAGGCTTTCCATGTTTTTCTACATAATTATATAGGACTAGAGTATTTCCATCTAAATCAAGTGCTAGATTTCTGATAAATTTATTTCTTTTTTCATGGCTAACGATAAAATCGATTTCATCTTGATATGTCTGTTTACCAAACGTTTTTCTGATGGTTTCTGGATAATTAAGAACGAGTCTCCTGATCGATAGTTTTGCCAGTGTGTCGTTATCTTGTAGTTCCTTTGTTGTTGTGACTTTGTATGTTTTGCCAAATAGTCCTTGTAAGACCAATTCGTGTGTTTGCGATCCATCTAATGTTCCTGTCGTTCCAAATCTATATTCTGCTTCTGTACACTTATTCATAATATTCATCAAGGATTTAGATTTAAACCCATGACACTCATCACCTATGACACAACCAAACTGTTGAAACCATTCCCGCGGTAATCTATGTACAGACTGCCATGTTGTAATTACACAGTCAGAGCCTTCAACATTTTTATCCTTACCAGAATAAATTTTATGCATAGCTTCTTCAGACCAACCATACTGTAAGAAGTCTGAATGCATCTGCTCAACAAGAGAAGTGGTTGGAACAATAACAAGTACGCGTCCCGCATCTCGAGCAAGGTGCTGCAGCCAATATCTGACTACATTATAAATTATGAATGATTTTCCTGATCCTGTTGGACTGAGGAGGATTGCTCTTTTTCTTGTGAGCGCTTCACCAACGCATTTATACTGATAGTCCCGAAGACTGAAAGGAAGATTAGCGTTGGCAATCCAATCATCAAGATCAGATCTAGATATGTTGTTTCTTGCATCTGCAGCCCCATAATTAGACTTTTCCGGAGAAAGTATATATCCTCGATTGATGCAAAATTCTTCGAGATGATAAAATAAACCTGCAGGAAGTGTACGATCTCTCAAAGTAAAGAGTCGTATCTTACCGTCCCACATTCTATTCTTAAATGCAGGCATGAATTTATATCCAGGTACAAAGAAACTAAAGAACTCATTCAGTTCTTGAGCTGCACCTGAATCGCATTCTATTTGTAGATTGGCGTGATTTAATTTCCAGACTCGAATTGTTTCCACTTAATCATATTACCAATAGTTTGATGTCTCCAATTAAGATTATTTATAATCTCTGTTAGAGTCTCGATTACGGTCTTATAATACTGGATCTTTTCTTCTGACTTCTGAATCTCTGGATC